GGCGCAGATCAGCCTTGAATGCGGCGCCGGAATGGAAGTCGAAGAGGATCTTAATTATTCCCCGCAGCGTCTTCCTGCGGTATGGCCCTTGCATTTCAATAGCGGCAACGCGTGGATATACGCCCACAACCCGCAGAAGCTCGCCAATTATATTTACGAGCCGCCGCTACACAACGACCTGGGTAATTTCCCCAAGTCTAATGATGGCTGGTGGTTTCGAGGGCGCGGGGCGACGCAGCCGACTGGCCGGGACGGATATACAAAACTGATGGCTTTCCTCGCTAAAAACGGCGTAAGCCTCGACATCATCACCAACCCCGATCTCGTCAACGCCCCCGAACACTTCCTGGAATGTGGTGCGGCCGATTTCATCCTTTGCGGCTGCCTGCTGTGGGCGCAGGCCGACAACGTGGTGCAGGTCACCCGCCACCGAACGGCGGATATACCGGGCTTTCCGACCGGATGACGTGGCTTCGCCGCTGGAAGGCTGCCCTAGACACCGTATCCTAAATGTGACAGGTTGCCGCAACCCGCAGGAGCATCCTAATCATGAACCTCAGTGGCAAGCAGTGGATCGGCATCGTCGGCGTCATCCTCAACACGCTCATGACTTCCACTGCGGTTTTCACCAAAATCTGGGGGCCTGATACAGCATCGCTTATCGTCATGGTGCTCGGAATGATCAACACCATGTTCAGCGGCATCGGCGTCATCTTGGCCAGCCAGCTTAATACTGTCAAGGATGTGCTTGCCATGCCCGGGATCGAGCATGTTTCCGTCAATTCGCAGGCCACCGACGGATTGGCCGCTATGGCGATCGATCCCGCTATCAACAAGATCGCTCCAACTCGTGCTGCCATGGCAGACATTACCGAAACCGCCAAAGGATCTTGACATGAAAAAGCTTCTTCTCGTTATCCCCCTCGCTTTGTCGCTCGGCGCCTGTGCCTCCCTGCAAACCGCATGGGACGTCGTCACCGGCGCCACAGTCTCTCCGACTCAGATCATCGTGGCGGCCAATGCCTTCGACGCCGGCGAGGCCAGCGCCACGCAATACCTGCTGTACTGCAAGCAGGCCAGTCCGGCACCTTCCTACTGCGCGCTGAATACCCGGCAGGCCGTGGTTTCGGCGGTGCGTGCCGGCCGCATCGCTCGCAATCAGCTTGAGCCTTATATTGTTTCCGGCACTGCCGGGCCAAGTGCCATCTACAACGCGTTAGTGGCAACCGTGACGTCATTGCAGACACAGATTCCCACCAACCCCGGAGTTTCGAAATGACGATTGCCATCCAGGCCCTGCTCGGGCTGATCACCAACCTAATCCCGCTACTGACGTCTAGCGCCAACGCGTCGCTGATCGACTCGATCATCAAGACGCTGACCCAGTTCGTCCCGTTCATCGTCGACGAAATCTCATCGCTCTACACACCGGTGAAGAACATCATCGCGGCGCTGAGCGCGACGCCGGCGACCAATGCCGCGCAACTAGCGCAGTTGCAAGTTCTCGATCAGCAGGTTGATGCGGCGTTCGAAGCAGCGGCGGCATCGACCGACGCCGGAACCTGACGGCATCGAAGCGGTTGATTTCACCGGGGTAGGTGAGAATGGCACGCGCATCGAGCCGTCGAATGACCGAGTTCAGCGACAACGGAAGTGCAAAGCTGGAGCGGGAATGGCACCTTAACAAGGGCATTCCCGTCGTTTGGCTGGTCGGTAGCCTGATCATAGGCATAGCCCAGTTCGGCGGGCTCGTTTGGTATGCTTCCCAGTTCAATACCCGCGTTGATATCGTGGAAAAGACGGTAGCCTTGATCGCGCCGCAAGGCGAGCGGCTGACGCGCCTTGAAGAAAAGTTGGTAGCGGTGCAGGCAACCACCAACCGGATCGAAGCCCTTCTCACCATCAAACACTGACTTCGGGAGCATCACTTCATGAAGTACCTGTTTTCCGTGTTGATTTTTTTCGCCCTTTTTTCATCGGCCGAAGCCGGGCATCGGCACTACAAGCATCACGCGCACCACGTTCAACGGCAGCACGTCATGCATCATGCCAGACACCACGTTCGTCGCATGCATCATCGCCGCCACCGACACTACTATCACCAGCCTGATCTGCGAGCGATGCACGGCTCTGGAGCGGTTAGTGCAAAATCGGGCGCAGTGGCTCATGTGGCTGCTCATGCCGTCGCGGCCTTCCAGTGCATCATCGACAAACTGGAGCAACAAGGATATCCGGTTAAGTTCCTGGGCGGGTTTGCGCATGGCGGCCATATTCCCGGCAGCTTACATTATTCAGGTTTGGCACTTGATGTGAACCAAGTGGCACGGAACGTCACACGCCCGGCGATGCCTTCCAATGAGATCACGCTGGCGAATTCCTGCGGGCTGATAAGCGGGGCGCAGTGGCGCTGGGCCGATAGCGGGCACTTCCAGTTGGGCGGATGGGCCGGACGGACGGCGGTACGCCGGCGGGGTACGCCGGCTAGTAATGCATCGACAAGTGCCCAAGCGAGTGCAGTAGGGGGATGATAAGTGATGGCCTTGCGCAGAGCACGTCGTCGGCGTAATGTGCTGTTATGACAAGATATCCTCGCGTGGATTTGGCCGGAAAAGTTTTCGGAAAGCTGACTGTCGAGGAGTTCGTCGGCAGGCGCTCGAAGGGGACTAGCGGCGATTCGCTTTGGCGGTGTCAATGCGAATGCGGGAAAACTTCCGTCGCTTACGGCTACAATTTGAAGTCCGGCAAGTCTAGATCATGCGGATGTGCGATCGCTCCTGCGCTTCTAAAATCAAATATCACGCATGGAAAATATAACACCCCCGAACGTCGCGTTTGGACAGGCATAAAAACTCGGTGCTTCAACGCGAATGAAAAAACGTGGCCATACTACGGAGGCCGAGGAATCACTGTTTGCGCCCGATGGCTTGGCGAAGCGGGGTTTTCCAACTTCCTAGCGGATATGGGGGAGCGTCCGTCTTCAAAGCATTCTATCGAGCGGGAAGATGTGAACGGCAACTACGAGCCGGACAATTGTGTGTGGGCATCTAAGAAAATGCAGAGCCGCAATAAACGAAACACGCTGCGGATAGTGCTCGAAGGCAAAACGGTTTCGCTAAAAGATGCCTGCGAAGAGGCAGGCGTCAATTACTACTCAGCTAGATGTCGTTTGCGAAAAGGCCAAGACCCTTTGCAGAGGCTTCGCTGATGGCTGGCTGGAGCAGAGAGAAGCGCGAAGCGTTCGAATCAGCTTTTTACGCTTTTTTGAAGCAGGCGAGAATCAATTCTAAAAACAAGGGGTTTGTTAGTCTTGGTGAAAATCTGTATTACAGCCAGCGCCACTTCATCACAAAAGTCATGGACGGCTTGGAAGAAGATAAGCACGACGTTTACGTTTTGAAGAGCCGCCAGTTAGGAATCACGACTATCGCTAGGGCGATGTCCGCGTTTTATCTAGGCATTCACCGCGGTTTATCCGGCGCGCTTGTTTTCGATTCAAATGAAAACAAGAATCTTGCTCGCGACGAACTCGTCACAATGATCGGCGATCTTCCCGAACGCTTAAAATTTCCAGGCATCAAAAAAGATAACCGCGACGGGCTCATGCTCGTTAATAATTCTAAAATTTTGTTCAAGTCAGCGGGTGTGAAAAAAACCAAGACGTCGGGCACGCTAGGACGTTCAGCGGGTTTGACCCTTAGTCATGGGTCCGAAATTTGTAGCTGGGAAAACGACGAAGGACTTGTATCGTATCGGAGATCGCTTTCGGACAGTCACCCCGATAGGTTGTATATTTGGGAAAGTACAGCCAGAGGCCCTAACGCTTGGATGGACATGTGGCACGAGGCGCGTGCTGACGAGCATCATTGCGTTACAATTTTTATCGGCTGGTGGAGCCACGACGGCCAGCGCATCGAGCGTGACAGCAAGGACTGGGAGTTTTACGGTACGCAGCTGCCGACTGTCGACGAGCAGAAGAAAATCGATAAGGTCAAGGAGCTTTACGACTTTGCCATTTCGCAGGAACAGCTTGCCTGGTATCGTCGACTGGTCGATCCGGCTTCTCGCGATACTGGTGATACTGACGCTGGTTTCGAGGCAAACCAGTTCCAGAAACAGGAAGATCCGTGGGACGAGGACGAGGCATTCCAGATTACGGGCAGTGTATTTTTCTCTGGTGAGAGCCTTAAGGACCAGTCGGATAAGCATGTTTCCAACAAATACAAATCCTACATGTTTTTGCCCGGCACTGAATTCTGCGATCTTAAGGTTTATCCGGCGGAGACATCGCGGAACATAGAACTGAAAGTGTGGGAGCCGCCGCAACGCGAGGCAGTGTATTCGATCGGCATTGATCCGGCCTTTGGTGAGAACGAGAACAACGATCGATCGAGCTTCCAGGTTTTTCGTTGCTACTCCGATGGCGTCGACCAGGTCGCCGAGTACGCCTACCCGCTGATCTCAACCAAGCACTTTGCGTGGGTGATCGCCGCCGTGATGGGCTGGTACGGCTCCGAGCCGTTGACCGAGATCAAGTATATTCTCGAATTGAATGGCCCCGGCGGCGCGGTGCTGACCGAGTTGCAGGGCCTGAAATTCCAGATCGAGAATTCCTACGCGCCGCTGGCCGAGCAGGGCATTCGCAACATCTTTCAGAACGTCAAGCAGTACATCTACACCCGCGCCGATTCGATGGGAGGCGGTGGCGCATGGCACTGGAAATGCCTGTTTACCGACGAAATCATTCCCACTCCTTCGGGGTGGACTACAATGGGAGCACTAAAAGTAGGAGACAAAATTTTTGACGACCGAGGGCAAGTATGCCGCGTCACGGGTTGCTCGCCCGTTATGAAAAACCACGAATGCTTCGAAATAACTTTCGAGGACGGGTCAACGATCGTCGCTGACGATCAGCATCTTTGGCCCGTAAACAACGGAGCGCTAGTAAAAACAGTCGACTTGATGAACGGTTTTCAGTCACCTCGTCGCTGGGAGCCTTATTCGATCGCGGTTGCCGAGCCACTTGAATTACCTGCGAAGTCGCTTCCGATTGACCCCTACGTGTTAGGGGCGTGGCTCGGCGATGGGGATAGCAAGCGACCTTATATTTTTGGCAATGAAGCCGATCTACTTGAAATCTCTTACCACATCGAAATGGCAGGATATCAGCTGGGAACGCTGAAGCGCGGGTCGCCTCCCCGAACCGTATGCAGTCGTGCAATATCGGATTTTTCACACAGGTTAAAATCAAGCGGGTTGATCGATAACAAGCACATTCCAGAAGCGTATTTGCGAGCCTCGAAAGAGCAGCGATTGGCGCTGCTGCAAGGTTTAATGGATACGGACGGGTCGATCGATATTAGTCGCCAGTGCGGATTTACGACGACGCGGCCTGATCTCGCCAAAGGGTTCAAAGAACTTTTGAGATCTCTCGGCATCAAGGCGAAGTTTGTAGTAAGAAATCTTGAATTGAGCTATCGCGGGAAGAAATCTGAATGCAAGCCCGCGTATCAGTTTTGGTTTACCGGGTACCCCGACATGCTTGTTTTCAGGCTAAGCAGAAAGGCTGCTCGCCAACAGGCAACGGTAAAAACGAAGGGACGCAAAGGCGAATGGAAACCGCGGCTGAGTGTGTCAAAGCGCCATCGAATCGTTTCGGTAGAGTCAATAGGTTCGGTTCCGGTGAAGTGCCTCAGTGTTGATAGCCCTTCCCGACTGTTCCTGGCAGGCTCGGGCATGATTCCGACCCACAACACCCAGCAGCAGAACAAGATCATGATCCTCGAGCAGTTGCGCTCGCTGGTCGGCAACGGCCAGCTGCGGATTCGGTCGCAGGAGTTGATCCGGGAAATGCAGCGAGTGGCGCGTGACGGCGACACCATCAAGGCCAACGGCACCGGCGATGCCGGCAAGGATGACCGCACGCTGGCAGCGGCTTTGACGGCGCATAACTGGGAGATCAAGATGCGGCGGCAATTGATCGTTCAGAAGCGATCGCGCGAGGCTGAGAAGGTTAAAAAGATGCGGAGCGTGGTTGACCAGACCCAGATGTTCAATCAGAACATGATGTCGGCGTTCATGGGCCAGAAGCAGCAGAGCCGGATCGCGCAGCAGCGACTGGCGATGAAGAATACTTGGCGGTATGGGAGATAACTATGGAGCATGCAATTACGGTACTTGACGTTGTGAAATTCGTCTTGATTGTAGGCGGGATGGGAGTAGTGCTTGCCTTTTTAGTGTTCCTATTGTGGGCGTTTGCACAAGGATTTAATCACTAATGGCAGTAGTTTTGAAGTGTCCCGCCTGCGAGAAAAAGTTCAAATACGACGTCACGCAGGGCTGGCCGGATTTCTGCCCGCTTTGCAGCGCCGACATCAACAACCGGGTGCCCGACAACGTCGTCGTGATGCCCGCCTTCCTGTCGCAGAAGTCGAAAAACAACGACAAGGTGGCGCGCGACATCATGGACGGCTCGGAGAAGCGGGCTGAACTCGGCGCCGCGATGGCCGGTGTCCCGGTATCTGAGATGTCAAATCTCAAGATCACCAACCTCAACGATCGCAAGGACGCCGAGTTCTCCGCGGTAGAAGTCAACAACCCCGTGACCCAGCGGATGGCCGAGATGCAGGCGCGAGGCATGCCGACCGGCTTTGGTGTGGCCGAGGCCCAGAATTTCGCGACACAGGCCCACACCGGTGTGGCCCCACATGCTGGCCTGCGCTCGCGCAATCGGGTACAAGCGGCCCTGGCTCCAATCGGGAGTGCTCCGCTGCCGCTTGAGATCACCAACAACCCGAATTACAGGTCGCCTGTATGAGTGAGTACGCAACAATTTTCGGGTCTCCCATTGCCGAAGTGCAGAATGATCTGCTGCTCAGTTATATAATTAGGCATTATCCCGGGGATCATCCTGATCTGCTGGTTGATTTTTTGCCGTGGCTAAGGACGTGGCGCTATTGTGTAGTAGAGGCCGAATACAGAGGATTACTATTGCTCGGAGGCTGGGCGCAATGGGTTAAGGAAGCAGCATGATCCCTCTCCCGACAGCCGAGAAGGAACTGATCCCGGCGGCAACGGAATTGATCGAGACCTGCCGGATCAGCCAGGGCAACCGGGCAGCTTACTATCGTTTGCTGAATCAGATTGCCGAGACCGGACGTCCCGACGGCAACAAGGCGCTCATCAACATGATGAACGCGCATCTCGAACGCACCCAGTCGCATTTGTTCTCGCCGATCGAACTGAAATTCGCCTGCGACTTCGACAACGATTACAAGCCCGACGTCATCAAGCGCGGGCAGGTCGCCGCCAAGCATCTGACCCGGCACTGGGAGCGGTCCGGCTGCGGCACGCTGTTCGGCCAAGGCGTCAAGGAAGGTCTGAAGTACGGCTGTGCGATCTTGAAGCAGTGGCCGAAGTCGGAAGGTCCCCTCGGCAAGGAGCGGATTTATTACGAGAAGAAACTGGTGATGCCGTGGAATTTCGGCGTCTATCGCGAGAGCGAGAGCGACATCGATAATCAGGAAGCGATGTGCGAGACGTCGTACCTGACCCGCCCCGAGGTATGGCAGCGCATCTGGCGCTTCCCTGACGCGAACAAGTTGCTCGATCGCATCATGGTGCACGGCCAGATGGGTCAATCGATCGGCTCTGGGCCGGACAGCTTTTTCCATCAGGTGCTATCGACCTCGCAGCTCAACACCGGCGTCAATGCGGCGACGCGTCCGCTGCCGGGCGGCATCGTCCAGCTCGGTAACGATCCGAATTATCCGACCATCAGTCCGACCGACGGCGCCCCGACAGTGAAGTTTCACGAGT